TACCAATCTGTCCCATTACTATATGTTTCAACTCCACTTGTAGTACCTGTAATAGTCTTTTTATAAAGCGTTCCGTCGTAATTAACAACTAAAACTAATGCTGTGCTAGTCTTATTCAACCCGATATTTTTATTCTTTAAAGTCGCCAAAATCTGTGCGTCAGTTAAGTTATCAAAAACAGTAAAAGCCGAGTCTTGTTTTTGTGTGAATAAAACACTCATTAAAACATCAACATCTTTCATTGTGCTTTGTAAATTTAATTTAAAAGGTTGGTTCATATATTTAACTCTCTCAACGGGCTCCACAATAAAACAAGTTTGTGTATTTCTGCACTTGCGTCGCTATCCCAACTAAATTTAAATTGTATTGTTTGTCCTCTAACTATTCCAGTCAAAGAGTGTAAAGTTTCAATTAGTCCTGTACTTACAGGTATCGTTATGTCTACATAATCCAAACCATCAACACTATAAGATAATTTAATCGGGACGCCAAGAGATTGATACCTAAATTTTAACTTTCTAAATAGATTTTCAAAATCAGTTAAAGCAAACTTCTTAGTAACAAAATAGCAGGTATATGCAGTTCCGTCATTTGTATAACCGACGTCTTTATATCTTATTGTTCCCGTCGCTATATCACCTGCAAATAAATTATTAGCACTTCTAAAATAAATAAAATTAGCCTCTGCGTCTTTTGTTATCCAATATCCGTCTTTATCGTAAATATATTCTATTGAATTAGTTGAGACTGTATTGTTTTCGGGCATATTCAAAATATATTTTGTCTTCCAAACTTCTGCACAAGGTGTTACGATTGTTTCAGTCGTTAAAAAATTAACAGTTATCGTATCAACGACGTTATCACTATTTGACGGGAAAGCAACCTTAAATTGAACGTATTGATAAAAAGGCATACTAGTATTTATTAACGTATCGTATAATAATTCATAATATGTTGCAGAAGCCAAAGCACCTGCATTAACTGCACATCTCATATATATTTTCGCTAAATTTCCAGCGTCTGTCGTACCTGTTCTGCCAAATGTTGATAAAAGCCAACCGTTTGGGTTTGTACTTGTAATCCTTAATGGTTCACTAACATAATCATAAGCGTCTGCTACTTTAAAAAACAGATTAGATACTCCATAATAACCAGTTGTAAATTCTATTTTATATCTTAAAAACTGTTCTGCTGTTGTGTCGCTAATTGCTATTGTATCACTACTACTTTCTGTTAAAGTGTATTCAGTAATATAGTCAGTATCAATACTATCCCAATCTGCCGCAGTTGTAGGATAATTCGCTACCGATATTTTAACTGTATATGTTGTATATGTCTGTCCTGCAAGTGTTGTTTTTATTAAATTTTGTAAATTAAAATGGTCAGTACACAAAGTATTTATTTCTTTTGAAATATAAGTATAATCGTCTAAATCTAAAGTAGTATTATATTTTAATCCGGGTGATACGTTATTTAAAGTATATGAACCATTTGTTTCAAGCCTATATCCGTCTCCGCTATTTGTATATGTATTACATCTTACGCTCATACTATAGCCATAACCTGATAATTGTTCTTCACAATAGCCTACTACTCTAATCCAATATGTTGTATTGCCTGTTAAATTAACACTTGTAAAAGTAAAATTATTCCAGGCTGATGTTGTAATATCACCATAATTAATGCTGCTTGAAGTATGTAAAACACTTCCATTATAATTATCTAAAACTTGTAAATAAATTCTGGCATTTTTACCTTGTGTTATTGATTTACTTGTAATATAAAGTTGTACATTTTGTAATGGGAAATTTCTTATTTGTGATATTTTAAAAATAAAATTACTATGTAATAATTCACTTCCGCCTATATTATAATTAGCAGCTGCTAATGTATCCCCTGTTGGTGTTGTTGTACTCTCAAATTGTATTCTCATATCACATCTTACATTTGTATTGTCACAAAATAAATATTGCCCTACTTCATCTGAATTATCTAAAAATTCGTTTATATTAAAATCTTTTATTGCTGAAATCGTATTGTCTGCTACGATTATCCCACTACGAGAGCTTCCTGCATAATCCCAATACTGTTCTTTTGTATAACTGCGTTCTACCGTAACACCTGAACCCAAAGCAACATTAGTTGTTTTATCACGAATTGCGTCGTCAATTAAAACTGCCTGATTGCCGTTAAGTTTGACAACTCCGTTATCGGAAAGATAAACTAAATTACCTTCAAATAGTTTAATAGTTCTATGACTTACACAACCATAATCCGTATCAACTTTATTACTAGCCCATTGGTCAATGTCGCCTGATGTCATATATCTATATACGTTATGTTTTTTGAATACATATAAAAATATTTCGTTAAAACTTGCACCACCTGTTATTACTTCGCCATCGTCTTTACCAACCGTATCATAATTAAGTCCGTAAATCGGTGTCCAACTTGTCGGGTCATAAGGAAGACTCCAATAAATTCCGTTCGGGTCTTCAATCGTACTTAATCCAAAAAGTCGTTCTTGATGTATAAATAAGTATCTAAGCCCTTGTGGTGTTACACTATTGTCCTTATCTGCTGTCGCAAGTCTATCATATTGGTGTGTATCTGAACCTACAAAATAAGTATCGCCACCTGTAAAAGTACTAACCGTAACTTCCGTTGCTGTTCCGATTGTATCTGAATAAATTGCGTCCCCGTTTGAAGGTGTCGCAGAAGTAGTATAATAAGTCGTACCTGAATAACTCCAAGCGTAATAATTAGTTCTATTTAAAACATAAGGCGTGTATTTATTAACTACCAAAATACAACTCGTTGAATAACCTGTGTTACTTATAACTGGGTATTTGCCATTAGTTATATACAATTTATCGTTATATTGTACCATTTCAACATTAACAGTAGCGTCAAAAGTTAAATCAACTCCGCCTATTTGATATTTTGTAAAAGTCGTTGTCCCTAATTTTGCATACCAAAGAAAACCACCACAAGCAACGACTATAATTTCTCCGTCTTCCGAGTTATTATAGACTATTCCACCCTTAACAGGTGCAGTCGCTATTTCCGTCGGATTATACTTTTGATGTCCTTTAATACTCTGCGGTATATACTTATTTGATAAGTCAACATTAACACACTCACTCATTGCGTCGTTTGGTATCATATCACTTGATATTCTTGATATTAATCCTTTCTGCCAACTTTCCAATATAAGCTGTTCTTGTTTCATATTATCCTCGTGGTCTTAATATAACAATGCTACCCAAAGCGTCTGGATTACTTCCCATTTGGTTCTTTAATAAAATAACTGCTGTATTATATTCTTGTTTATAAACTTGATATAGTTCGTTTTGGTCTTCTAACATACAACGGTAAACAACTCCGTCTATTAAAGCCTGTATAGCCCCTGTTAAAGAGTCTAATCCGTCAAACGGAACACTTGAAGTTGTTGTCATAGCTGTTGGTGTACTGTAATATTTCATAGTAACAATATCTGTTGTTGCACTGTTCGCTGATAATGGATATAAACCTATATTAACACCATCTTGAAAATAATAATTAGGTTCGCCAATCGTACTTCTCCAGTCTTGTTCGCCAAATTTTGCCCTTAAATCCAATTCATCTGATGTAATGCCTGTTAATCTTTTAGTTTTACCATTAAAAAGAACTTCTTTTATCTTAAAACACTTAGCTGGTTTTGCATAACGTATGCCACCGTCATATACTAAATCTGCTGTTTTTTCTAAACAGAAAGTCTTCATACATATATCATCTTGGATAGCATTAGCTCTACGCAAATACTCTGCGTCAGTCCAATGTCCACCAGTCGTTGGTTCTTTCAAACATCTTTTAATCTCTGCTAGTATTTCTGACCATATCATTTGAAACTCCTTAGAGCAGGGGGGTAGGAAGGAGACAAACCTACCCCCCCGCAAATTGCATTAAGCTGATACTCCGCAAAGAATATTGATACCGAAACATCCGTTCAATACTTTTGAAGCAAATCCAACTTTCCAACCTACTGTACTTGACATTTCCAATGGCTGTCCTAAATCTTTTGCGTCTTTAATGATTATTTTCTTCTTGTCCCCTTCTAAATCTACAACACCAAACGCCTCTCTTCCCATAAGTGTTGCAACGTGGACTGCACCTGCTGGGTCATAAACACCAGCAACAGTTTCTCTGTAAATGGTTGTCGCACTTACAAATCTTACGCCTAACCAAGTTCCTAATTCCCCGTTGTAAAGAGCTTTAGCATTTTGGTATGTCGCTACGCCTTTCCAATCTGCATCAGACATAAAATCGTATTCAATATCAGGGTCTAATACACAAACGTATTTACCGTCTGCGAAAGGAAGTGCTTTGTTTTTCTTCAATTCTCTCAATGCTTTTTTAATAACAGTTGTTGACAATACATCGCCTGCTGATATGCCTGTTCCAACTACTATTCTAAATGTTGAAATAGCTGTTGGTGCTGTTGGAAGCGTTGCTACTGTCAATGTGTCTGATGAAGCATCAAAGTCAGATACTTGAACTGTAATACCATAAAGTTTGTCTGCTGGATTTGTAAATGTTACATAGCCACCATTCCAAAAATCATTAGTCTGTGTCAATGAACTAGCAACCAAAGTTGTAGTAGAACCAAATGTACCATCTGCTATTGTGTCAACTTGATACGTTGCGTCGCCATCTGCTCTCATTCTCTGGAAGCCTGTACCGACGTTCAATTTTATGATTTCTTCAATTGTATCACTTGCCTGTTGAGATACGATTGCGACTTTTTCTTTAATCCCCTTATCAATAGATGTTTTTGAAGCAATTTCTGCAATTTCTACATAGTCGCCATATTCTGCAACCGTTGCTGATATTTCCTGTGTATAAAGAGCCTTTCCTGAACCTGCCGTAATACCACCGTCTGACGTTTCTGTCAAAGGTGTTGTTCTAATAGCAAGAGGCATATATCTTGAGAAATATACCGTCTTACCATTTCCTGCCGGTAATACTTTTTTTTGCCCTAATTGATAATAAATCAAAGTAGGTTTTGCTGTCAAAAGAAACTGCTTGTCATAATAAGCCTGTACTGCTGGACTTATCGTACTAGTTGTTGTAATAGCCATTTTTTTACCCTCTTATAATTTTTTTTAAAACTCGCATTTCTAATAAGATTGCTTTAAAATAAAAGGTCTTAACCGAAATTTTACATCTCTACATTGTTAAATTAGTCAAAGGTCATTAGTTGATTGCTTTTTCTAATTTTTCCAATTCTTCCAAACTACTTACGCTTTTAATCTTTTCAGCTACTCCTTCTGTCTGTACCCTACCAGATTGAGAAGTTATAGTTGAACCTACACCGACTTTTTCCTTCTGTTTGCTAGCCTTGTCTTGTTCTAACTTCTTTTGTACTAATTCCTTATCGTGTTGCAAAAGAGTGTACAAATCTTTTGGACTCACAATATAAGGCTTTTTTATTGATAATTCTTTTAGTTCTTTTGTTAATTCTTCAATCTCTGATGGTTCTCTTCCGTTCATAATTTCAGCATACTCTTCTTCTGCTGTTTTGCGTAACTCTTTTATTCTTTCTTCTACCTGTTGCTTTTGAATTAATATTTCTTGTTTCTTTGCTTTCTCTTGTTCAGTTTTTAAGATAAGATTTTCAATAGCCTTTTTAGGATTTTCGTTAAATTCTTCTGCAAACTTGTCTATTGCTTCTTGCCCTTCTTCTGCTGTTATTGTTCCAGAGTCAACATCTTTAACGATTTTCGCCTTTAATTCGTCAATCTCAGCCTTATACTGTTTGTTTTCTTCCAAAATCTTATTTTTTTCTGTATCTAACCTACCTCTGTCTTTTTCTGCTTCACTTCCCCACTTAACTACATCTTCTAAATACTTAAACTTTTCGGGGATATTCAACTTTTTTCTAAGTGTTTCATCTATCGGCGTCTTTTCTTCTTTAACTTCCTTAACCTCAGGTTTTGCAACTTCAACAACTTTTGGCTTTTCACTTGCTTTGTTGATACTTGCTTCCATACGGTCAAGATAGTCGCTGTCAGACTCGCCATCTTTTTGGTCTTCTTCGTTATCTACTTCGGTTTCTGGTACTACTTGTACTACTGGTTGTGCTTCTTCTTTAACAACCTCTACTACTGGTTGTGTTTCGTCAACTTTAATCTCAACTTCTGGTGTCGCTTTTTCATTTTCCATAATTTTAGTCTCCTTTTTTATACTACGCATTCCAACTTGTTGGTGCATAACAATTCGGGCATTTACTGTATTTTTCGTCTAATTCCGCCCCACATCTTTTACATCTTTTAATTTCAACTGCTACATATTTCGGTTGTCCTTCTGGCACTTCGTCAATCTTAACTATCGGCTCTTCAACTACTTCTTTGATAGGTTCAACTTCTTTAACTTCAACTTTTGGGATTTGTTTCTTTTTTTTCTGTGGCATTACTTTATCTCCTTTTCAGTTTTTTCCAAGTCTTTCATACTTTTAGCACCTTTAATCTTTTCAATCGGTGTTTCACGTGGAACAATTTTAATATCCGATAATTCAAATGTTGCTGTTGCTCTTGGTTTTTCGCTGTAATCGTCAATCCCTAAATTTTTAACTTTACATTTTGCTGTTATTGTTACTTCTTCTCCTAAGCTCAAATCTTTTAAGTTTTCAACATCTGTATCATCTACTCTTAGATTTGGTTTACACTTTTCCATTTTATCACAAGCTTCATTCTTCATTTTTTGTCTCCTCTTTATATTGATTTTTGAACGAATTTAATGTCGCTATCATTTGCTTTAAAACTCTCATTTCGGCAAATTCCATATTGTTTACTACGGTTGTATAAATACCGTCTTTACTAACTACTATTTCTGGCGTCAGCCCTCCCGAACATATCTTATTAGTTAAAACTTCTTTTTGTTCTTCAAGATATTCTATTATAAATTTAGCGTCTGCAACTTCGGTTAATAGTCTTCCTAATGCTATTTTCTTACTATCGTCCATTACATACCCCCTTGTTCTAAGCCACCTAAACTAACTGGCGGTGTAACTAATCCCTGAACTTGTCCTGCTTGTTCTTCAGTTATTCCCTTAGGTGCAAAGACTGGTTGTTCTTGTGGCGGCATACCTGCTTGACTCTGTTGCTGTTGTTGAACTTGTAAAAATTTAATATGCTCCATAATATGTTTTTCTCTTATCGGTTCTAAAAATGGCGGTAAGTCCATCTGTTGATGTATTTGAACGTGCAATAAATGATTTTCTAACAATTTAACAGTTGGACTTTCGACTTGCAACATTAAAGTATTTTCGTCTTTTGGTGTCATTAAGTTATCGTTCATCTCTGGTGCTAAAACTGAATAATCGCCATCTAGTACATACTTACATACTTGTTTTGCAAGTTGTTTAGTGTCCCAAATCCCCTGTGGGCTTCTCAATGCTATGTTATAAAGGTTCATTACTTGCTGTCCTTTAATTATCTTATTCTCAGTCTGGGTTGTTCCCAAAGGTATAAAGTCATAATCCGATAACAAGACATCGCTAACAGGTGGTACATAAGAAGACGTTATAACTATTGCATTTTCTTTTAAAAAAGAGTTAAAAGCCTCTTCGCCTAATATAGTCTGAATATCTATCAAACTCATAAACTGCATATTATAACTATAAGTCTTTCTTAAAAAAGGTTTTATAATATTGTCTTCAATGTTTCTTAATTTACTGAAAATTTCTCTTTGTCCAGCAGTTGCCATTTGATTCGCTTCAGTTGCACTTGTATCATAACGAGATGGAAGTCCTTGCATATTTGCAGTAGCACCGCTAATTTCGGCGATATAGTTCTTCATCATACTTATACCTGACATAGCCTCTTGCATTGTATTATTCGGTCTTAAAGGCTTTACTGCGTCCGTTCCTGCGTTACTTTCAATTATTCCCCTAGGTCTTGAAGCTAATTGTGCTTTTGGAATATTTGCCATTGTATCAACAATCCACATACAATCCAAACTCATTGTATTGTTGTCCATAAATTGATTAGTAAAGTCATTAAGAGCTAATTGGCTGTTTAATGCTAACTGACAAATACCGTTTCCTAAACTGTCTGCATTTTCTATTTCTTCCCAGCTTGTAAAGACGTAAGGTTTTTCTTGTATATCGTAAGGGTTAAGTTCAAGTCTTATAACTTCTGTTCTATCTAAAACAGTTATAATACACTCTTCGTCAATTCCGTCATTGTCAATGTCAAAATTACACCAACATTCTAGTAATTCGTGTCTTTTTTTATTTGGCGAAAAATTACCTGTAAGTCCCGTTATTTCTGAAGTATGTGCCATTTTTTCAGATTTATTAACATCATCAGTTGTTTCTTTTTGAGTATCCGGTAATGTTTTAAGTATTTTATCAATATCAAAGTAGCTTTCAGGTGCAGTCTTTTGCATAAGCCTTAATTTGCTTTCCGAAACGTCGCTTATCTTTTCAATTATTGCTTCTTGGTCTTCCCATTTAGCATAATAATCCCAATACATATTAAATGGACTCATTGGAATAAAATCTATATTATCGTATATAGCGACTTTGTTTTTCTGTGGCTTTGTTTCACCTTCAAAAATACCTTTAATTATTTCCAAGATACCTGTTCTGTCTGCTTTTTTGCCTACAACATACTTCTCTTTAAGGACGTAAGGTACTTTTGCTATTACAAACCCGTGTATTAGTTCACTTTGTATCGCTTGTCTTAATTTTTGTCTAAATCTAATCTTCTCTTGCTGTAAGTTTATAATCTTTTCGTTTATCTCGGCTCTTTTTCTATCTCCTGAACCACCTACACCTTGCAAACTAAATGCTGGTTTCTGACTCCAAATTATTTCG